AGATGTTATAGTTACATTTCCAGTTGATTGGTTGATAGATATACCATTACCTGCTGTTATGCCTGTTACTCCTCCATTGCTGGCGTAACTAGCTGTTCCTTGTAGTGAACCACTAAATGAACCTGTTGCTGTTAAGGTAGTACCGTCATATGTTAATGTTGGTACTCCTCCAAACGCACCTAAATTATTATATTGGATTTCTCCATTATTTCCTCCAGGTGTTCCTCCACCACCTCCACTACCTCCACCACCTCCACTACCTCTGAACAATCCTCCTGGTAGCCAGGTAAAGTGGGTTGAGTTTTGTAGTGTTGTGTTTGTGCCTCCTTTTATAGCAAATGTCCCTAAATAAACAGCGTTAGCCGCTGTGTTTGGGGCTTCAGTAAATGGTTCACTTGCTATAGCAGCAATAGCTTGAGCTAATGTTCCATATCTTTCATTACCATAATATACTGTGATAGCTTTTGTAACAGAATTTGGATACCAATAACATCTTTGTAATGAGAAATTACTAGCTCCTACAAGATCTAATATACCTAACCCTCCAGGATTATAATATACTGGGTCTAATGCTGCATATCCTGCTCCATTGTTTGTGTTGTAAACCCAGTCTGAGCCGGATTGGTAATATCTAAAGATTTTTGATGTTGTTGTTCCATTATCTACCGCATATGATGGGTTGTTTGGGTCTACAGCGTAATTGGCTCCATCTACAAATGCGGTTCCATTCCCAACCGTTAAACTACCTGTAGAAGATCCACTAGGTAATACTGTGTATCCTGATATTTTTAACGGGCCAAATGCTTTTATAAAATCATATGTCCTTTGTTTGTAACCATACGCTAATGATGGACTTGTTTTTACACCATTTATTGTTGAGTGGTTTTGATGTAATACAAGCCCTATAGGAATTAAAGTGTTAAATTGACCATCATTAAATGGTGTTCCTTGAGCTACTATTTGGGAACTTGAATTTATAGCTACAAATTGTTGATCAAAAGAAGCACTCAATGGTGCTATACTAGCTGATAAATTTTCCCAATTTACATATTGTATTGTAGGGTATGGGTTATCATTATATGATGCGTTCAGATTAACTATGATACCACTTCCACTTGATACAGTAAAAACTGTTGAAGATGAAGACCCAATCAATCCACCATTTAGTAGGCCTGAGTATATGTTCCCTTCTATCCAACGTAAACGAGTTACATTATTATATCCTTTACTATTTTGACTAAAATATAAATCTTGAGTAGATCCTGATACAAAAATATATGATGCTGATAGTGATGTATCTAAATTAGTTGTTACTGGTAAATATCTTGTATAGCCAGTTTGATTTAAGTCTCCAAATATACTAATTGTAGGATTGGGTTGTCCTAACGCTCCTGATATTATTATACTACCTGATAAAACTGTATTTCCCACTAAAGTATTACTTCCAATTTGAGTTGTAGAACCGGTTATGTTCATTGACCCAGTTTGAGAAAATACTCCAACTAAAAATTTACTACCACTATGATAGACACTACCTGTGTGGTTATAATCACCAAATTGATCTAATGATCCAGTTAAAGCAACAGTATTATTACTTTTATCAAATGTAAAATTACCACTACCACTTGTAGTATTAGCATCATTAAATTGAACAGATTTATCAGGACCAGCAGGAGCCGCTACCGCAGTAACTGTGAATGCAGAACCAGTTCCATCAAATATATTAACACCATCTGGAGTTTGTAATACTCGTTGGTAGGTGTTTTCTATATTTTCGCCTGTAAGATCCCATTGATTAGGCATAACTTTTATTTAATTATTTTTGTGGGAGTTTTTCTAATATCCCATTTATAATTTCTTGAACTTGTTTTTGTTCAATTTTATTTTCTTGTAAATAAGTGCCAACAATATTATTTAATTTATTTTTCTTGATTGTTAAATTTTTAAGATTAATATCTTCTTTAACTAACATTTTAACAATTCTAATAATATGTTCAGTTACAGCGTCTACTTCTTCAATTCCTGAAATTTGGATTTTAGGAGCATTTTCTTTTATAATCTCAGCGTCATTTGATTTAACTTCAACAGTTACTTTACGAGATGCTTCAACTATAAATTCTGACTTCCAAGGTGTAAAATACGTATCCTCTGCTATAACCTCAAGCTTTATTTGACCTGAGGTACTATCTTCTAAAAGACCTTTTAATTTTTTAATAGGTATTGAACATTTACCATCTTTATTAATGGTTCCTTCAAACATTAAATTAACATCTTCTGATTCGATGATTAATCTTGCTTGACTATTTTTTAACGAAGCTCCTTCAAGTTTAATATTACACTCAAATACTTCGGGTTTATCAGTAAATAATTTATACATTACATTTCTACTTTTATGTTTATACCTAAGACTTCCTTAGCTACTAGGGATACGTCCGATATACGTATTTTACGTTCTAGTACTTCTTTAGTTTCTTTATATTCTTTACCTTCTACTTTACAAAGTAGTTTTATAAATTTCTTTTTCTTTTCAGGATGTTTATTGAAGTAATCATCAGGTGCTTTTCCACCTGCTAAACCTTCTATAATACCAGTTATAAGCGCGCAATCATCCCAGGTAAACGGATTTTTACTCTGGTTCGGGAATGGATTCGACTCCCAAGAGAAATTCGCGTTACCCCACTGAAATGGCGTTCTTGTGCTCATTAAAATGTTCCTCCATTAATAAAAGAAGCAGTTTGAGCATTTAGTACACTCATAGAATTAGTAACATTACTAGCTATTAAAGTACTATTGTTCCAAGTTAAAGATGAACCAGTTATAAAAACACTACCTGTAAATCTATGAGTATCAGTTAAAGCGTCTCCAAATATTGTAGAACCACTACTATAAGAGGATGTGACTGTGATAACATTATTTAAAGTAGTTGTTCCATTAACAGTTAAATTTCCTGTTATAGTACCACCAACTAAAGGCAAATATGCTGGGGCGGTTGAAGCTGTAAATGCTAATGAAGCTGTGTCAACTACAAAACCAGGAATAACAGATTCACTAGTGTTAAAAACAACAGTACCATCTGGTGATATTGCTTTTAAAGTACCTATTGTTGTACTATTAATAAACTTAGTTTCTTCTGAGTCTATTTGGGTACCTAAAAGGTCATATCTAGTTTGTTCTGGCATTATTTATAGTATTGTAGATAATTCATTTTTAAGAACTCATTTAATCCTAATACACCTTCTTTTTCTTCAGCGTTTCTAATTGAATAAAAATTATAATCAGCTACAGTTTGTTTATCACCTGTTAACATCCATTTAATAAAAAATGGTTGATAAAGAGTAAACATTATATTTTTAGGATTATTTAAAGTATCATATTGATCTTTAGTTAATTCTTCAAATAAATATTCATTTCTTTTTCTAGAAAAATATCTCATAAACATTCCATTTTCATAGTCTTTTGGAGTAGGATACAATGGTGGAATGTTAGTTGTTGTTAATGATTGAGGAGAAGGTTGTGCTATACCTTGTATAATTGGGGTTAGTTTATCATTGTTACCATCACCTGGAAATTTTCCAGTGTAAGCCTCACCATTATATAGTCTATAATAAAACCCAGAATATGAAGTTGAAGTAGAAGCTAATAAATATTCTTTACCATTAGTGGTTAAGTTTGTTTTTATTTTATTTTTAGGATAATAAGCCATGTTACTTCATTTTATATTGCCATATTTGTAATGGTGTTAAATTTCCTTTAGATAATGCTTCATATAAAGCTGGGTAATATTGTTGTTGTTTTATAGTAGCGGCATTCCAATTAGCTCCGTCCTCAAGTGATTGGTAATTTTTAACTGGGTAGCCATTATTATCATTATAATCAGTAGCTCCAACTGCTTTCCAGGTAGTGGCGAATAAATTATTCTTCGCGGCTGTATTTTCAGCTGTCGCCCATTGAATACAGAACCATTTATTCTCATATGTTCTAGGTAATCCTGCTTTTAATAAAAACGCTTCAATCCATCTTAAATATGCTACTTGGCCTAAAGTAAATCCAGTATTTACATTATATTCTAAATATGGAGATGTGCTAGTATATGGAGTTGTCTTTTGAGCTCCTAGCTGGTTTTTAATTTTAGTTAATAGAGCAGTATTTTGTTCTTTTTGAGTAACTGGTTTAGTAAATTTATTAAATTGAGCATCATTTAATACACCTGTGGCATAACTTGATCCCCATGTTTTTAAATTACCTTGAACTGTAGTTGGGTCTCCTTGACTGCCTTTACCTCCTCTTAATGGAGCAAATACGATTGGTAATTCTTTAGGATCTTTTATTTCTACACCAGTGTATTTTGGGCCTGAAATAGAAGTCAATGTAGTTGTCCAATCGTTATTTTGAATCTTATGGCTTACTCCTGTTGTGATAAATTGAATTTTATCTTTATATCGTTTAGATAGTAATCTAGTATCAGCTGTGTATGACTCATATATTTTAATTCCGCTTAAACCATCCATAGTTAATTCTAAATCAATAGGCAAAAATCCTATACCTGGTATATCTAAGGTACCTATGTAGTATTTAAAAAGGTCTACACTTGAATTTCTAGAACTATCAATCAAATCAGTTGTAACACTTCTATCATCAATAGCTGAGAATAATCCTCCTAATGTTGTAAAGTTTTGTAATAAAAGAGTTTGAGAATTATCTCTACTATTAGGATTATTAACTGATATTGTGTCTAATTTTTCTTTAATTATTCTATCATATAATCCTACATTCCATTTACTTAAAGCAGTCGCGTTTTCTCCTACTACATTACCATTAGCTTGAGCTCCTACTGTTACCATAGTAGCAAAATTATTTGATAATTTAGTTTTTACAATAGCGTCCCTTACAAAACTACCTTGATTAGTATCTAAAGTATGAGTTATAAATTCAACAGGTGGTTTTGCAAAATATTGTTTTACACTTTCTAATTTATCTAAATTAGGTATAAATGTACTATCTATAATTCTAAATACATTACTATCTTCATCATACACTGTGGTAAAGTTATTAATACATCCTAAGGCGTTTTGAATACCTAGCATTAATTTTTCTAAAAAATCAAATGCAGATATAGTGTTAGTATTAACATCAATATAATTAGCTAAAGTAGTAACTATATAATCCATATTAACATATATATCCATTGTGCTACCAACATATTTATCATCTACTCTAAAACCAGTGCCTTTAATATATTCTGTTGTAACTTTATCTGATGGGGGAGCTTCATCTGAAGCTGGGGTTGAAGGTACTAGTTCATTAGGATTAAAATAAGTATGAGTTACAGCTGTATGTTTATATATGTAATAAGTAGTTCTATATTCTTCTCCATTCTGTTGGGATAATCGTTGATCTACTATGTCTACTGAGTCTACAAAAACAGCTGATGAACCTGTAGAGCTAACATTTGTGATTCCATTTTTTATTAAATATTCTTTATTTAGTTCTGCGTCTAATGGATATGAAGTGTCTCCATTAAATGTCGAATAAGTCCATTTATCCGCATAGTCATCTTTTAAATCTTCTCCATTAGGAGTACTTTTAAGAAATGCTAAAGCTTTATCTGATAGTCTATTTACTGTTTTAGTTTGGGAGCCACCTGCATCTACTGGTCCATTTATTACTATTACTGAACCAGGTTGAAAAGATGATAATTTGTTTTGAACTTCAGATGGTATGATAGAACTAGGATTAGTTGGATCCCAAATTTTTGAGTTATATTCACCTGTAGATCTATTTCCAAATCTCCAAGATACTTCATACCAAGTATATTGATATTCTTTTATTAAATAATTATGTGTTACTCCAGTTGGAGCATTTGGATCTTGAGTATCTACAATTGGGTTTTCTAATTTAGCATTTACTGGAATTAAACATACTCTAGGATCTAGACTCCCATGAGCAGGGAATGTAAAACAAAAATTTTCATTTCTATCAGAGCTAAAATTGATAATAGCTTGATTATCTTGTTTAGGACTATAATATAAAAGAAAGTTTTGGATTATATCTATTAATTTTCCTAATTTAATATAAAATTGATTATATGTAGCACCATTAGCATTTTCTGGTTTTAGGTTGATATAATTTACTTTTAATACATCTTTTACTGAGTTAGGATCATCTCCTTTAGTGTTAGATGATTTTACATCTTTAAGTAGACCTTCAATATAACCAGTTGTAACTCCATCTAAACTTCTAACACTACCTTTATCTGATGGGACTTTTTTAGATAACTCATATAATATTCTATTTAAAGTAGATTTATTTGAGTTAACATTTAAAGCAGGACCTTCATTATTAACAGTATCAGTAGATGTATTTAAATTGGTATTTGTTTTTATAGATTCAATAACATCACCTACAGATCTCATTGTTAATGTTATATTGTAACTACCATCTCTTTCTAAATTCCAAGAATAATTTACTATTCTACCTAACATTGCATCATAATTTCCACATGATTTATCTCTATCATTTTGGATTTGATTTAATAAATTAACATAGTTAGTACTATTATTAAAGAAAAATTGGTCTGTAGCTACATTATGATAAGATGGTCCTAATTTTTCATCATTATTAAAATACCAAGACCATCCCCACTCTAATAACATTGAATATCCTAATCTTAAGTATAATTGATCAATAATTTCAAATTGATCCATACTATGACATAGTAGATTTATATTAGCTTCTCTTAATGAACCTCGGTTCATAGCTTTAATATCAGCTGATATTAAACCTGGAGGAGGAACAAAACCATATCCTGAATTTGATTCCCATCCATAAGCTGTATTTCCTCCTAGCCCATACCCTGTAGCTGGTTGGCCATCAAATCTTAAATTATATAATTGGTATTTTTTAGCTCTAGATGGGTCATTTTCCCCTACATCAACGCCAGATGATAATCTTAAAAATGCAGTGTTAGCATTTTGATAAAATATAGTATCAGCGTTTTTATTAGCTATTTTATTTTTCTTTTGGCGGAGTTCAATCTGTTTTTGGACAAAATCAGAAAATCCCGCTCCAATAATACTTTTAGGCATAACTTATGAGTTTAAACTGTTGTAATTAGATAAAATCTCACTTACATTTATAGGTATACGTATTTGTTCTCCTACTGGGGAATATAGAGAATTTTGAGGTAAATTATTATTAGCTATAGATATAATCCACCATAATGTATAATCATTATAATACTGTTGAGCTAGTCTATCAAATCTATCTTCAGCAGTAGTTATTACCCATATATCATCAACAGACAATGGAATTATAGGGTATTTATTATCTCTATAATAAGTAATACCTTCTGGATTTTTTATTTTAGCTATATCTTGATAACGATTCATATATTATTGTAATACTACTCCTCCAGAATTTCTTTTTACTTCTCCTGGTTTCCAGAATGTTTTTCCAGATTCTGGTAGGGTATATATTTCACTTTTATTAGTACTATCCCATCCTATAAATGCTTCTCCATATCTAGGAACAAAATTATGTAATGGGGTGAAATTAACTGTTACTTTAATACCTTTAGGTAATTGACCTACATAATATTCAGAATTAGAATCAATTCCTAAACCTAATTCATCTCTATTAATATCCCAACCCATATTTTCAATTTCAGAAAAATCTAAACTTTTTATAATACAAGGCATTCCTCTAAAGTAATTACCCATTGTAAATTTAGTTACAGATCCTCTCATTAGTCCAGCGACAGTACTATCTTTAGTTGTTGGAGAATATGATGGAGCTACTGTCCAAAATAAAGCATTTAACTTTTTATAATTAGTTATCATATCCGCTCTTGAAAGAGCAGGCACTAAAAATGTTACATTAGCATCTCGAGAAAATCCATTATATTTATAAAAACTTTCAGCTCTACCCATATATTTTATAGGTGACCATTCAGCTTTAGCTCCGTCATTCCAAGTTTCTAAATATGCTCTAAAATCTACTAAACGATTTGGTTCACTTGAATTAGGATCGTCTATATTAAAATTAAAATCAATTATATCTTCTCCTTCAGTTCCTAATTCTGTTTGGTCTTCTGATATGGCTTCATTTGGATTTAAAATGTATTTACCATCTTTGTAATTACCTCTATAAATTGTTTTTGAAGCCCCATATGTCGCTTCTCTATTAAATTCTTTATAATTAGATGATATTAAATTTTCTTTAGCTCCTTCATTAGCGACATCATCCTTAATACTTTGTCTAAAATCTGTTACACTAACTAAATTAGTTGACTTATTTACACCTTTAGAAGGTTGTTCTAAAGTTTGTCTATATGAAAATGTAAAAGAATTATTATTAACATCTATTGAAGATGGGGTTAAATCTCTAGCTATATTCTCATCTTGGTTACCAGGTATGAGTTTAAGATTTTCATCATCAGTTAAGAACTCACTATACAGTCCAGTATATTGTTCTGATGATCCGTATTTGTAAGGAACTGGGATATCAGAAGGTAAGCTACCTTTTGGGACTAAATAATTATCAACACCATCTGTCACATTAAAAGCGTATGTAAATCTACCTTCAACGCCTACACTACCTGTTCTGCCTATATTAAGATTATCAGCTATATTATAATCAGGTGTTCCTCCTGGAGTAGAGTCTGTTGTTGTATCTGCCCCACGAATATATAAAGTATTATAATTTTCATCTGTAGGTGAAGATTTTAAAGCTAAAGCTGATACTGTATTTTGATCTAGTGCAAAATTATAAACCCATTCTATACTAGGTTTTTTACCTGATGGAGTTAAATATCCTTTAATATCAGGTGTAGCAGAGATATATACTGGTTTGAAACTTATATCAGATGGGAATGTTTCTTCTTCTAATGACTGTTTATATGACCAAGCTGATTTTCTAGTTTGGGTTGGATTCTGAATTCTAATATTAGTAAGACCTATACCTAATATAGATCCAGGACCTCCAGGATATGATAATAAAATATTATCTCCTGAGATTCTAGTTATACCAAATGGATTAATAGTTAATCCTCCTAAATCTTGTTTAGCTATTTTAGCTGTGTAAGCTATTGTTAAACGATTTTCAATATCTCCATTTGATAAAGTTTGAAATATTGGATATGCTCCTAATCCTCTAGTAGCACTAAAATAACCATATGTTCCACCTAAATAATAACTTGGTTCATTTGGGTCTATACCTTGTTTATTTAAGTGTTCCCCTATTGATAAAAGACTAGCTTGAAATATAGTAGAAAAAGGATTATAAACTCTATTTATATTTACTAATTTAGGATTTTGTCTTTCTAATAACTCTTGTTTAGCGGTAAAAAGTAAACCACTAGGAGTTTTTATATCAGTAAAATATTTTAATAAACGCTCAGTATCTTTATAAGAATTAACTGGGTTTAAGTATCCATTCCTTAATAAAAAATCAGGGGAATTAAGAGCTTCTCCATCAGGTATAGGAGTAACAATATATGGTTGGTTACTTGAACCTCCATCAGGTCTATCATTCCCATACCCTAAAGACTTTAAATTAGTTTTTAGGTTTATTAACGCTGGCATTATTGAGGTTGATTAAGCGTGTATGGTAGTTTTTGAGCTGTAGAGTTATTAAAAAATTGAGGAGCTATAGGTGGTATTTGACCTCCTAAGTCTAATTGTGATGGAGTAGGCAATAAATTATTAACTCCATCTAAATATTGTTGATAATCAGAATTTACAGCTCCAGCGTTTTGTCCTGTAATAGAATAGCTATCATGCATTTTAGATTGAGGTGTAGCTAATGGATTAGTAGGAGGTGTTGCTCCATCAAATGGAGTTAAATTTGAATCTCTATTGATTAATTTATCTAGTAGTCCCATGGTTTTATATTTTATTATAAATATTAAATATTATTGAAGGCTGCTCTCAGTTGTTAAAGCTGTGTCGTTTTGGATTGCTAATAATTCTTTATTATTTACTTTAGCTGAGACATTTAATTTTACTCCTGACATAGCTTCTTTGACTTTATCTCCCATTTTATCCCCCATTTTATCAAAGTCAATTGAGAATATTCGTTCAAGTCGAGACATCATTTGGTTAATTTTAGCTGATTCATTATTATTAACGCTTTTTACTTCTAAAGATTCAGGATTTGTTACTGGTGTTATTTCTGGAGTTACCGAATTAATAGTAGGAGTTATTTCTGAGAAATTATTATTTATAGTTGATATTGTCTCTTGAGGTTTAGGATTAGATGGGGAAGGTTTTAAAGATGTTGGTTTAGGGAATTTATTTTCTCCTAATAAATCAGTACCTACTTTAATACTTCCATCAGCTCCATACATTGCTTTATCTTTTGGATCAAGTTGAATTGTTCCAAAATCTCCTTTTAACACAGGCCGTTTAGGTTGATTAGGATAAACAACACCATCTTTCATAGAGCTAAACGCAGCTATTGCTCCTGCTACAACAGCTAAACCTCCTACTATTGAAGCAGTTACAGCTCCAAAAGATACTGCTTCTGCACCTGCTACTTTCATAGCTGTTAAAGCAGCTTCTTTTGTTAATCCTTGATTTAAAGCGCTATTATATGCTCTAGCTGATATTACTGTTGCGGCCACTGAGGCGGCAGCTGTCACTAAACTTGACACCATTTTTCCAGCTAAAATACCAGCTACCAATCCAAATACTATTTTTAATCTTTCTCCAGTAAATAGCATTTGTGCTAACATTTCTAAAGGACCAGCTAAAGCTTCAGTCATTTTTTCTATAGACTTATTTATACTTTCTTGAACAGATAAACGTTTTAGTTCTTCTGATCCAACTCCCATTACTTTTTGAAGTTGTTCATCTGATAAGCCATTGATGTTTCTTTGGTCGTATATCATCTTAGCCATTTCTTCACGACCTAAACCTAAAGATTTAGCTATGGCTTCTTGTTGAATACGATTACTACCTGCGAATGAATTAATAAGGTCTTGATTAGTACCTATTTCTTTAGTTAATCCAACTATATCATTATTTAAAGCGTATAATCTAGCTTGCTCTAAATTAATTTGTTTACCAGTTAGTAATTCTGCTTCTAATTCAGCTGATATACTGTCTTCAAAATTTAATAATGAGCTAGCTATTTTATCTACTTGATCTAAAGATAAACCTAATTTTCTAGCTTCAGCGTTAGCTAATCCTATTTTTGCAGCATTTCCTCCTAAAGACATAGCTATAGCATCTGATGTGTTGGCGATATCTCTAAAATTAGCCGCTAAGGATATACCTGTTCTGTTAGTTTTATTAAAAGATTCTAATTGTTTACCTACAGCTATATTACTAGCTTTTAAATTGTTTCCTGATATTCTACTAAAACGAGCTAGTTTTCCTGCTTCTTCACTCCCCATACCCATGAGATTAACCATCTCTGCTGCTTCTTGAAGAGTTTCTTTAGTAAAAATAGCGTCAGCATTAACTCCAAATTGTTTAGATAATGCTGTAGCGGTTTTAATATAATCAGAAGAAGAAATAAGACTCATGTTAAGAGTATCTACATAATCTATACTCTTTCCTGTTTCTCTTCCAAATTCTACTTGAGCTTTATTTAATGAGTTAAATCCTTCAATTAATTTACCAACAATAAAAACAGCCTCACCCCATTTAGCAAAAGTTTCAGTTATTCCACCTAATGCTTTTCCTACACCAGGAATACTTCCTAATTTACCAGCTAAACGTCCTGCAAACCCTAGTTCTTTACTTAATTCTTCAGCTGTGCTTAATAATATTTTAAATTCTTTATTACTTTCTTCTATTTTTTCTAAATTAGCATCAAGCGCATTTTTAGTTTCATCATACTCTTTATTAATCCTTCGTAATAATTGTTCTTTTTCTTGTAATTCATTATTTTGAGCAGTAGTTAATGATGTTAGAGATCTTAAATAATTAACATTAGCTTCTAAAGCTAATTTTTCTATCTCTAATTGATTTTTACTTTCTATTAGTAGAGCTGAAGCGTTTATTAATCTTTGTCTTTCTAACTCAATTTGAGATTTTAAACTAACAATCTCACTAGCCGACATTTCTCTTATACCTTTTTGATGATGGTAGATTTTTTCAGATAATGAAATTAAATTATGGTAAGCTTTATTAGTTTCTCTTAAACCTTTATTTTGACTAGCAATTTGTTTAACTATTTTTTCAAAAGCATTTACATAATAAAGTACATCATTGTTTATTTGAGCTTGTTCTCTACGTAATCGTCTTAATTCATTACGAGCATTACCTATATTTTGAGCGTGTAAAGCAGATGAGTCAGCTGCAGATTGTGATAATTCATCAATTAATTGATATAATCTTTTTAATTCATCTAATTCAGCTGGTGTTAGTGGGGTACTTGCCATAATATGTTATATATGATAAATATTAAGAAGGCTAAGTTTTAATACTTAGCCAACTTTTTACCTTTATCCATCTGTCCTTTAAAATGTGATGGTAGATCTATTTTACCTTCTTTAATTTTTTGAGATTGAGTACCTAAATCTTCATTTTGAGAGGCGTTTTGTTTCTCATAATGTTCTCTCATCTTGTTAAAAGTAAATTTACGCAACCAAATAGGCATATTATAAACTGTTTCCCAATCATAACCGCCTTGACCATGAAAAACTATTTCATGAATTTGAGAAAATAAATTAACTCGATGTTGAGGAGCTAAATCAGATGTCAGGCCAAAAAAAGTTAAGCCCAATGGGAAGGTCAATTTTGTTGGTTTGTCCTTCAGGAAAAAAGGTCATATCAACGTCTGGCTGAACCTCCTTTATGTACTCCCTTAACGCTCTGGAGTCACGAGCTAAAAACATATTATCAACAAAATCACGAATGTCTTTCATATCTCTATTACCTCCAACTGAAGTAATAATATATTTCATTCTTGTTGATAATTCTGCTGAGGAATTTTTGTTTATTTTTTTAAGCCCTTCAATCTCAGCATTTATTTTCTTTTCATCTTTACCTGTTAGTAATTTAAAGGTAATATCTATACCTGAATGTGGAAGTTTAAAAGTAAACTCATTTACTCCTTTTTTAAATAACTCAGTATTAATTGGTTTATTTTCTAAAGTAGACAAATCAATGTTTTGTTCTTCACCATTCCAATTAAATTTATATTCACTACCATAACCTAACACACGAGCTGCTATTAGAACAGCGTTTTTATCACCTATAATTAGGTCTTCATAATCTACATCAGAAACAATAAGTGATTTAACTAACTCATCTAATACTGTACCTTTACTAATATAATTTTGGTTAGTTAATATGTCTTCTTCACGAGCTGTCATATACTTCATTTCAATTTTACCACTTGATAAAGGAGATGACTCTGGGTAGATTAGGCCTTGAGAAGGTAATTCGACAATTTCTGTCGGCGTTTTAAATTTATTTTCCATAGCTTTTATTTAATATAACTTTAATGTCTTATATAAATATATACAATTAATGAGCTTGATAATTTGTTTTCATAAAATTATAATATTTGTTTTCTGGCTCCCATTCTTGAGTGTATGGGGAAGGTGCTAATCCTAATTCACCTGTTACTTCAGGAGGATAAACAGTAGTATTATCTGTTTGAGGAACAACATAAGTTGTTGGGGCTGCGTTTTGATTTTCAATATCTAATCCAGTATATTGGGTAGAGTTCTCTATAACACTAACTGGTCCACCAACTGCATTAACTATTATATTTTCATATGTAGCCTCAGGAGTATATGTTTGTCCAAAAGGAGTAGCTGGTCCATTATACTCTCCAGTTGCTTGAAGAGGATAATTTGTTGTATTATCTATACCTGGTACAACATAAGTTGTTGGTGCAGCTGATGGTAGTTCAACATCTAATCCAGTTTCGTCTAATGTATTAACTTGGGCGTTAGTTGTCGGATCAACAATGCTGTTAAATTGAGATAAATAAGTATTAGTTGGGGTATATGGTGTTTGATATTGACTAGGGGCACCACCAAATTCTCCCATTTGAATTTGAGGAGATGGGGAGGGAATACCATAATCAGTAGGTGCACTTATATTATTAGGTGTAAAAGTTGTAGGTAAAGCGTTACTATCAATATTGTCTAACCCAGTTAAATCTAAAGTACTCTGTTGAGCATTTTGGAAGTTTGAATTTAAATATGTGTTGTTAGCGTTATAAGTCTGAGTATATTGTCCTGCTCCTCCTCCAAACTCACCTGATGTTAATGATGGATATTGAGTTATAGTATTAGGTGTAACAGTAGTTGGGGCAGAAGATGGATTGGTATCATCTAAACCAGTCTGGCTTAATGTTGGGATTTGAGGGCTATTTGGGTCCTCAATAGTAATGTTATTTAAATAAGTATTATTTGGAGTATAAGTTTGAATAAAGTTATTACTTTGGCCTCCAAATTCACCCGCTGCTAAGTTTGGGTATGAAGTATTAGTAGAAGGAGAAACTGTTGTTGCTACTAAACCTATATTTTCTATATCTAAGCCTGTATCTGCCAAACTATTAGGTTGGACATTAGGGTTAAAGTTATTTAAATAAGTACTATTTGGACCATATATTTGATTATATTGGTTAGGAGCTGAATTGTATTCACCCGTAGCTAAACTAGGATAGTTTGTTGTGTTAATAGGTGATACAGTAGTTGGTACAGATGATGGATCAGTATTATCTAATCCAGTTTCATCTAAGGATTGAGCTAATGGACTTGTTCCTGCTCCTACTACTACATTATTATAATTGATAACAGGTGACCATATTTGTAAAAATTGAACAGCACTTTGACCTAGTCCACCTAAAGCTGTAGCTGGATAAACTGTTAAAGTATTAGGAGTTGTAGTTGAAGGAAGATAATTAGGATTATCTACATCTAAACCTGTTTCTTTTAATGTAGGAGGTTGAATACCTACATTTTGTCCTCCAGCAAACGCATTTAAATAAGTATTATTTGAATTCCATACTTGTTGAAAAGGAGTGACACCAGTGTTAAACTCTCCAGTGGCTGGAGCTATAGGACCATTACCTTGTGGTGGTACTGGATTGATATCCAAATTTGATTGGTTCTGTAGTAGTAAATCTAATAAACCCATATTATTTTATTATAAATATTAAGAAAAGAAAAGCCCACATTACTGTGGGCCTTTTTATGTTTAAATAGTGGATATTAGAAGTTTAATACGCAGTAATCCATTCCAACAGTCATTGTGATATTTATTGCTTGGTTTTCAGTATCCCAGTTATAATCACCAAAGTTGGCTTCTTTAATAAATGCGCCTTTTATAATCCATTCACTAACAATATCACCTACAGGTCCTAAAACATCTAATACTAAGTCTTTTTTATAAAAATCTGAGTATCCATCACGGCCTGTTACTGATTCGTGGTGTAAACGTACCCATTCCATTACTGATTGAGCTCCAGAAGGTGTTACTGGATCAAATAGGGTCATCTGAATATCACCCCATGTTGTTTTTCCTTTAACCTTTCTGTACACGTTAATATGGTTTAGTACTACTTCACCTTGTGATACAGTTACAGCGTTTACTCCTTTTACTAAATAGCTAGGTACACCATCCATATAAAGGATAAATCTGTTTGCCTGCTTTGGTTCAAAAGCTGTAAAAAATATTTCGTTTGCGTTTAATATTGCCATTGTCTTTTATTTATTATAAATATTCAATCTTTAAAAATTATACTGGGAAACTTGCTCCAGTTGGTGTAATGATGAAATCTAAGTAAATAAATTCAGCCGTTTTAGTTGGTTGAACATAAATTTGACCTACTAATTCATTTCTATCAATTACATCAGCTGTATTGTTGCTACTATCCATTACTACTTTAAACGCATACAATCCTTGTCTTTGTTGAACATTCTCTAAGTATGGATTTACTTGTGCTAAGAAGTTATTTCTTGTAGCTACTGTATTTTGTTCAAATACTAATGTATTAGCCACTTGAGAAATATAACTCTTAAGAGAAATTAATAAGCGACGAACATTTACACGATCAAGAGCAGATGCTTTAGTTTGTAATGTCTTTTGACCATATACCACTACGCCTTGTCCTGGGAATGTAGCGATTGGATTCACTTTACCTTGATATAAAGTATCACGATAAGATTGAGGTAATTTTTGTTCAGCACGAACAACATTTCCTAATCCACCACGATTAATACCAGCTGGTGCAAACCATGGTTCAGCAACATTATCATTATAAGCATATACACCAGCAATTACAGTTGAAGCTGGTACCCAAACTAAATTACCTGTAGCTGGGTCACTTACTTGACACCATGGCCAGTAAGTAGTAGCGTATGATGAATTAATAGCTGCAGCTTGTCCTGTTATTGTAGTTACACTTGATCCATAAGGAACCATATCTGTTACAAATATATTATCACCTCTGTCTTGAGTATTTGTTATAATTGTAGAAAGAATACCTGCGTAATCTGAACGATATAAACCTGGGGTAAATAAAATATTGAATTGATAATCATCTTTATTATTCAATAAATTAACCATATTAAGGTAATCAGTGTAGTATAATCCTTGAGTATTTGTAGCACTGATATTTTGATAGAATTTAGCCGCACTAGTTAAATAAGTAGAATTAAATGGATCACCAGTAGCTGTACCAAAAGCACCATTATTTGCTAATGGAATAGAAGCAGTATATGCTGATTTAGCTACTCCATTATTATCTAAATAATCAGGTGTTAATAAATTAACACTTTTAACCCTAACATATCTAGAAGCATTAACATAACTACCACTATATTCCATTTGGTTAGTGGATGGATTATAATTTATTGTAGAGTCACCCAATAATTTAGAAATAAAATTACTAGCTTTAGGATCTAATGATAAATTAGTCCATGTTTCTAACACAATAGGACTATTTGTAGTATCATTACCTTGTCTAATTAACAAATCAAATGTTCCAGTTGAAGTATCAGGATTAACTACTTGCCATCTCACATTATCAATTGATCCGCTAGCTAAAGCACCAGCTGAGTCAAGAGCACTATCACTGTTCATTATAATTCCTTCAGAAATAGTTTCTAAAGTAAATGAAGATGTATAGTTACCTGTTGTACCTCCTCCAAAAACACTATATGGTGTCCAACTTCCTAATTTTGTAGTATTCCAGTTTGAAGCAGAAGCAAATACATATGTGTTATTATATGATGCTATTTGAGATATAGATGAAGATATAGTTAAAGTATCAGTAGATACACTAGCTGATAAACCATGATATGCTACTGTGGCGTTTATCTTAGCTGAAGCTGAAGCTGCTGTAACCACAGCTGATGATCCACTTGCAAAATAAAAATAAGAAGCATTAGTAGTAATTTTATCAGCTATAGTTCCAGAAGAAGTAGGTATAAAAATATATTGAACTGATGGAGAAGATCCACTATTAGAAAACACACCAAATGCTGTTTGGTTAGCAGTTACTGATGTTATTGTTAAACTAGCTGTTGCTCTAATAGCTCCAGTTACTAGTGCACTATTAATAGATGCTGTTGCTGGTGACCAATTTGAGGCTTCACGCACTGTTCTAGCTATTAATAATGATTTTCCACCGTTTTGGAAATAATTATAAGCTGCTATTGAAGTAAAATAAGTATAAGTATTACTAGCACTTAAAATTGTAGTTCCAAATTTATTAACGAAATCACTATATGAAGTAACTACGGTAGGAATTTCTACAGGTCCTTTAACTGTTGGACCAATTATAGCGGCTCCTACAGACACTGGTCCTGAAGTTATAAATGACTGATCATTTTCTCTTGCTAAGACACCTGGGGATATTAAAGTTTCTACTGCCATGTTTTTAGATGTGTTTTATTTTAGTTATAAATATCTTGAGGGATGTTGAAATCACGGAACAGGGATAAATTCTCCTTTTTCAAGATCTATACTCCCATCTCCATATTTTTGTTGAAGTTGTTTGCCTATTTGCTCTTCTGTTTCAATTTGATTTTGAAGAGTTTGTTTTAATTTTTGTTTTTCTTTTTCTAAAATTAAAACTTTGTATTCTAATAAACCTAATTGTTCAATTAACAATGATTGGTTTGATTGAATATTTTTTAAAGATTGAATTTCTTCTTGAGTTAAAACTTGTTTTTCCATAATTTATTTTATTATAAATATTAATCATATATTCCAAACCTACCTTTCATAGTGTGATAGTTTTGAAGTACTTCTTGTCGGGTAAGAGCTCGTCCGTATATTTGAACTGGTCCTATATTTCCTATCATTTGGTTAGAATTAGGTCCTGATGAGCTGCCTCCTGCTCCAAAATATGTTCCATTTCTAAGAGTTGTTCTATCACTTGTTGACGGGGTTCCTGGAACTCCGTTAGCATACGCTGTTATAACTCCATTATTAAACGTAATTGTAAAATAGTTCCATCTATACAATATTCCAGCGGGACTATCTGCTGTAGTAAATTGATTTGAAGTAGCATTACCAAATCTAGCTGATGCTATAATTCCATTAGATGTAGCAAGTATATCAAATGGTCGATCACGAGATGATAATGCTCCAGCATAGAATAAACTTCCTTGAGTACCAACAGCACCAAGAGTTATTACTCTATGCCATATTCCTAAAGTTAATTCACTTCTTCCATCTAAATATCTAGTATTAAAAAGAGTATTAGTAACAGGAGTACTAGTTTGAGATATAATTATAGCTGGGTAATGCCATTGATTTGGTGACACTGTTGTTGATCTACTTACAAATAAACATCCTCCAAATTCTGGTGTGTAACTAGATGTAGGTGATGCTGCTTCTGATACTGATCCTGTTCTTATATTAAATGAGGCTGATATGTATGGGTTTCCTCCTCCTTTAGCTATATTATTTAATGTTGATTTATTATTATTTATATAATCAAAACTATTAATATTACCTACATCAAAGTAAAAGTCTAACCCATCTGTAACTACACCTGAACCTACAAATGTACTTCCTGTTACTACTAAAGAACCTGTTACTATAACTGATGCCATATTATATTACTCTTATTATTCCTTTTATAAACCACCCATTGGTTATAATACTAGATGTGACTTGTAAATATGATGAACTAAAACTAGATGAAAATGTTAAGTTAGTAGTAGTACCAAAACTTGAACCAGTTGTATCAATATACCTAATTGTTGAACCACTCCACATAGTATTAAATGTACCTGCTCTAAAATTAGAACCACTATATGCTGAATAATCTATCCATAAAGCATTATAAGAACTTGTTAATACTTGATAAACTACATGATTCCCAGCATTAACAGATGATGTAATAAAACTATTATATAATCCAGGAGCGTTACTATTTCCAATAAATGTTTCTCTATTAGATGTAACTCTTAAAATAGGTAATCCTGAAGGGTAGTCTCCAACTGTGAATAAGTCTCCAGACACTTTATCATATGCTTGTAATATGTTTCCTGTTGATCCTACAACATTTAATATTGGAGATGAACCTGTTCCTATTACTGTTAATGGAGTTCCTTCTATTGATCTTGATATAATCATAGAACCTGTTACAGATCCTGTTCCTATAATTCTTAAGGGAGTTGATCCTGAAGCTATAAGTGAGCCGGTTAAATTAACAGTGTTAGTTCCATCAAATGTTAAATTAGCTGATCCACCAAATCCACCCGCACTATTAAATTGGACACTATTAAATGGACTTCCGGGATTAGCTGGGCCACCTCCGCCTCCGCCTCCATATGAACCTGTGGTATATACTTTACCATCATTTCCTAATACTAAAACATTATTAGCAGCTCCACCTAAATTACTTGCTCCTGACCAAAATAATGACCCACTAAAAGTAGTTGAACCACTTATTCTAAGAGAAGAAGTTATATTTTGAGTAGTAGCAGATAATAATTTGATATATCTTAAATCAGCTTGATCTTGATTAAGAGTAGATAATGGAAACCATTTACCTGCTCCTCCAACATCAGAACTTTGACTTACAAATATATAAGCTAAGCCATCTGGATCTGGAATGCTGCTGTCTCCTGATACTACCCATACTGTAGCGTTAGCTATAGAGCCAGTAGCTGCTCCAGAAGATGATCCTATTAAATTATTAGGAGAATTTGATGCAGATGGACCTGTTAATACTGCTGTTAATGCTGTTGTTATATTACCTGTAACTGCGTCAGGAATTACTCCATTTACTGTTCTAACAGTAGCTTCAATTTTATTACTATTATCAAATCTTAAACCAGCTCCTATACTAGCACTTATATAATTAGAATTAATATCTATACCTGGGCCTTCTAAATACGTTTGTCCACTACCTGTATCAACTGTAATTAGAAATGTAGAAGCATCACTTTTAGTAAAATAAATTTTATTTAAATCAACTGATGCTGATGTTAAGCCAACGAATGAGGACCCAGCGTTAACTATAGAACTAGATAAAAATAATAATGATTGATCTAAGTCAAAAAATGAAAGGGTTGAACCTTTAGCAACATCAGAATCTGCGTCACCATCATAATATTGTCTTGTTGTAAAAGTAAATGGTCCGTATATTGGATATCCCATAATTTTTTATATATTTGGATTATTTTTTAAATCTTCTATGTTAGTTACTACTTCAGTAGTAACAGTTAATTTATTTCTATTTGAAAATTTACCTACAAATGTTTCTGCTTTTTGCACAACATCAGGAACAATATATCCAAATAATTTAATTGTAAAAGCACTTCTTACAGATCTTTCACTATTATCTGATAATTCAGTAGTAATAGGGAATGAATCAATATGTGCTCTAAATTTAAAACGTTCTGGATCACCCCAATATGCATCTGAGGCATATTGTACTGCTTCAATTAGTTTATTTAATTGGTCAACATAATATGTAAATATAACACAATCATATGTTACTGTTAAATAATCAGGTACAACTGAGGCGTAGTATGTTTGCTCAGGTTTAATACCATTTAGTATATTAAATTTACTATAAGCATTTTGCTTACTATATCTTTGACCTGTAATTGCTATGTTATGTGGATTGTTAGCGTCTAATTTGTTTGTAAGATTTCTATTTTTTTCAATATTATTCTTTTTAAACATAATAAGAGGAGCCATTATTCTACCTTGTAAATCTCTATAAAAACCATCTTTTTGAAATGATTTCCATTTTTCAGGTGAACCATATATAATAGGAACATCTATCTGTTCTCCATTTTGAAAAACTGAAGGTTTAATAACATTTTGAAAATAATATAATATGGCCCAGTCTAAATCTTCTAAACTTATAACTACTGGTTTTACAGTGTCATTTTTAAATGAAAATTGTTCTCCTCTATTAGGTTTATTAGCATCATTAGGATTACCTGTAGGAGAAAAACCAGGTGAGTCAATAGGTGGCTCATAAGGTGTCTGTAAAGACTCGCTTATTTCTTTTTGTGTTTTTGGTATTGGTTTTCTTCCTTTAGCCATTATAATCTTTGTTTAATGATATTTACTCTATCTGCTGGTATGTAGTGGGTTTCGCAAACTACACTAACATTATATCCAAAATAGCCTAAACCTGGGTTTAAAGGATTAATCTCATATGGGTAGTCAGGATCCTTACCAGCAAAGAATTGTCTAATATTTGTATTGTCTACTTCAAAATAACTTTCTTGATATAAAATAACATCTCCAACTTCAGGATGAACATTAGCATCTACTAAATCATCTCTTAAAAATGCTACAGTAATAGGCCAAGCAAAATCTACTCCTAAATCACTTGTAGGAGAGGTATTATCACCTACTGTAATTAAAGCATTCAATAATGTAGGTCCATCAAAGTATCTCCCTCCAGATGCTTCTCCATACATATTTACTTTAGTTTTATCTAAAATATATTTGTAAAAAGCACATTGTTGAGTGATAACGTCATGTAACAGTTCTCTGTTAACTTTACGAATCATTGATACATCTCTAGCTGAGCCAAATATTGCCATTATCCTATATAAATTGTCATTGGTACGTTATTAATTTCTTGTTTTCTAAAATCACTTTCTTGAGATCGTCTTTCAAGTAAAGATTTTTTAGAAGTTTCATCAAAATATAATCTTATTCTTTCAATTAAAGCTTGCTTTTCAGCTGTAGCTGCTGATAATAAATCAGCTTGATTTAAAGTCATATTTTGATCAGGAATAGGAACTGTTGAGTATTTTCCTCTAACATATCCTAACATTTCTTTACATAATGCTAAAGTATATTCAAATATCCATTGTCTACCAATAGAATTTATTTGGCTATAAGTTGGATTACCATATGGAGCATTTGATGGGTTAGTTACTGTGTTAGTTTGAATTAACCCATTTGAAATACGGTCATCATTTTTAATATATTCAAACCATAAAAATCCATTTCTAGCATCATTATTATTAGGTATAGGGAATATTTTAATCTTATTATTAACTATATTAAAAGTATAAGCTGATAAACGGATAGTATTACTTAATTCTATACCTTGGACTACGGCAGCGTCAAATGCTACAGGCATCATTAAGTATCCTCCTCCATATCCAGCACCATATATGCCTCCATAAACTCCTGCTGCTGGTACTCCTCCTAATCCTCCAAAAGCACCTAAACCATATGGAGCATACATTTGATTTACTGCTGGGATTCCTTGATAAAATACAGATTTTATTTCGATACTACCAGATATACTTTGGCTTACAGCCCATTCAGTTAAATCATATTCTTGTACTCCAGGAGTTAAGGCTAATGCTCCACTATAATAAGTCACATTCCCACCTGCACCAGCTTCTTCAGCATATTGTAATGAAAGACGCACTATAGTAGCCATATTAGGTGTTATAAGCGCGTTATTTAAATTTGAACTTGTAGGTGCACCCTCTAGTGATAACATATTATCTCTCACTTGATACGCGTAAAGTTCATTACCATATGTAGTAATTGCTTCTTCAAATGCAGCATAGAAGTTTAAATCTTGTAATTCAACTTCCATAATAGGATAACCTAATCGACGAGCAACAAATGTTGTTACTTTATCAGCGTCAGTTTGAAATTGCACATCATAGTCATAAAATCCAAATGGTGTACTACCAGGGATAAATGAACTAGAGCCAGGATAAATAGGTATATTCATATTATGTAGTTGCTATAAAATATTCAATCTTAGCGGATGAGCCTGATGGTTCTGCTTTTACAGATACTATGTCTTTAAAAGTAAGTCCTGTTAGGCTTCCTGTAATTTTACTAGTTGATATCATATATGAACTACCAGTATTAATTAAATAACTCATAGCCTCTGTTGATGATGATACTATAAGTTTAACAGGAGCATTAGTTGTAGAACTGTTTGTTAATCTAACATATTGTATACTACTTGTTATAAATGTCCCTGCACTATTAGCATCAGATAAAGAAAATAATGTTGTAACTGATCCTGTGGGGATAGTAAATGTTCTATTATCAATATAGTTTATACCTGGTATAGTTTGAGTAGTTAATACTCCTCTATCATTACCATCTAGGGTTATTTTTTCATTTATAAGTACTGTTAAATCTGCCATAGTGTGTTTTACTTATAAATATCTAATCTCTGTATTCTGAATAAAGGTTAAGTATTGGTTCTACAATTTCATGTCTATGGTTAGTCTTAAGAGTAATTACTTTAACTCCCTTAATTTCCGCCTCTAATCGAGTGAAAAATCCAATTCCAGAATCTTTTTTCTGTTTTAAATCAGTTTGAGTAATATCTCCACAGAATATCATTTTACCGCCTTTACCTAAACGACCTAAGATCATTTCAGTTTGACCATGAGTAATATTTTGACATTCATCTACAATTACTACAGCGTCAGGGAATGTTCTTCCTCTCATAAATGCAAATGGTACAATTTCAATTTGACCATCAGCGACCATTTTCTCTATTTTAACTTTATCATACAACATATGTAAGTTAGCATAGATAGGAGCCAACCATGGGTCCATTTTTTCTTTTAAATCACCTGGTAAGAAACCTATTTCTTCTTTAGCAACTGTTGGTCTTGTGATAATGATTCGTTCAATGTCTTTTCTAAACATTAAATCTAAAGCAACTTGACAAGCAACTAATGTTTTACCTGATCCAGCCATACCTTTTAATAGTGTAACAGGGTTATCTAAGATTACTTGCTTTGCTTCTTTTTGTTCATCATTTAAGGTTATTTTAAATGTGATTGGATTTTTAGGCTTCCTCTTTTCTTTGAAGATATTTTTTGCCTCTTCACTTCTGTTGAAATCTGTCATGACTTATTATTTGTGTATAAATATCAACAAAAAAGCCCAGAATAATCTGGGCTTAATTGTTAGATATTAAGGTAATCTATTAA